TATCTAGCAGATAAGGTTTGGGACCTTGTTGGACTAGCCTATATGGACCAACGCTAAAATTCTATTATATTTCCAGCTATTTTAGGGTTATCAATCATTTTCTGAGATAATTCTAACGCTTTATCAATATGATATTGAGGAATTCCATGTCGGCAAGATTCAAAAAAAACTTGCGGACATGTGGAAACGTATGTTTGGCACCCAACCCAAATTCTCTCTTTTTCATAAGGGGTTACTTCAGGGCCAAAAGTTCTTGTTACAACTTTTACTAATAACTCAATGAGGTCTTGCTTTTCTTTTGTATTCATTGTATCATCAATTGGTTTGATTGCAAAAATACAAAATATTGATATTTAGCTATAATTATAGCTGATTAATTTTCAAAAATACATCAATATATAACTATTTCTTTTCTATTTTTCTTATCTAAGCTGATTCTATTAGAATAAATGCTGCAACAAATTTGTAACTAAAAAATAAATTATTACCTTTACCAGACAAATTGGAAATGATTTTGTAC